CCTGCACGCTTAATGAATGACGCGCCATTGTCGGAACGTACTCTTGCACATGAATATCCCCAATGCCGGAAGCTGGTTCCGGCGCGTAGTCATCGTTCAATCGCACCGACTGGAGCAACCCGATCTGCACGCCGCCGAAGGTGGCAACGATCAGATTGCCGGTGCGCGTTTTGAGATTAACGCTCTGTTGAATTGCCATTTAGCGGCCTCCCTTATGCACTGGCCGAGCCGGTAAACGGCACTGCAAAAATCGTGATTGGAATGAAGTCCACACCGAGAACGGGTGAACACTGGAACGACACGGCCAGCACATTGCCGATTGATGTCGCGGTAATGCCGGTATAAGCTGGATTGTCTGCATCGCCAGTCAACACGCCCGGCCCTTGCGGTTCGGGAGTTGCGAGCAGACGCAGTTGCGACTCCGTGATGCTGATCGCACGCCCCATCGTGATCGGCGTATTTTTCGCACCACGCAGTACATCAAGAGCGTTGCGCACGTTCTGTGCGACGAAGTCCAGCGCCCAACCGACGGACTGCTCGACCTTGTCATAACGGTTGTCATCCAGCCAAGTGGAAATCGATTGCACCACCTTATAGCCGTTGCTGGTGGCTTCGATGCACAGCACACCGCCCTGGATCAATGGATCGGTTTCGGTCGGATTCAGCAGTGATCGCTCAACGCCAGCGAAGCTCAATGACTTGTTGGTCATCGGCGTACCCGGCGACAGCCCGGAAAAGGCACCGGCAATCGCGGCAGCCGTCAGATACGGCGAATACAGTTGCAGGCCTGAGAGCTTTCCAGAAAGGTCATAGCCATAGAAACCGAGATGAACCAATGACGTGCGATCACTGTTGATCGCCAAGGCTGCCGCAAGAGCCTGCGCGTCGGTGGTTCCCAAGGCCATGCCGCAGATTGCGCGGCGTTCCTTGCGTCCTACCGTAGACATGTACTGCACATGCGCGTCGGTCATCGCGACAATTGCCGGATTGGAGGTCACTGGCGTGATCCAGTTCACGGCAACGCTTTGCAGGGTCGTAAATGCTGCCGACCAATTAGCATTGGTCGTAATACCATCTGAACCACCAGTCAGATAGGTGAACGCGACGGGTGCCGGTGGTAATGCGGCATTTGGTGCTCGCGTTGCGACAACCAATCCTTGCGCCGGGCTGTTGAACCAGTTGATTACTGCTTGCAGATTGGCCGTCACGTTATAAGGTGCCGTTTTGACGTCCTGCGCGGTAACGGTATCCAGTCCGTTCAAGGTTGGAGCGTTGATAAATCCGCCTGTCACGACTGCTGTGAAATTTGGAATGGCGTTGATCGCTTGCGCGAGTTGTCCGACCGTTGGGAATGTGGGCAGACTGATCGTTGAAACGACTGTTCCAGCAGGTGACGACAGGGTCATGGTCGTGTCAGAGATCGATACAGTCGCACTAGCATTTGAGCCTGTGTACTGGATCGTCAGTGGCACTGCATACAGATTGTCCTGCGAATAGTTGGCACTACCCAATTGCACGGTCGCATGTACGCCTTGCACTGAACCAGCGGAAATCGACACGCTGATCTGGTTCGTGTGTTGCCCGTAGTCGGCAGAACTCAGGGCGATGCATGGGTTGCCCGCGCTATCGTTCAGGGTCAATGTGGACGGCACCGCCGGATTGACGCGGATCGCTACGACCGTAGCCGGGCCGCCAGTCTCATCGCTCGGACTGAAGGCGCGCAACACAGCTTGCAGCAGCTCGCCGCCGATCAGTGTAGATTGCGCCTGCGCCGGATTGCCAAACACCAGCGGCGTATTCGGCTCGCCGCCTACCGACCATCCGATAAAGGCCGCGACGTTCCCGACCGACAGGCTTTGCGGTAGCATTGCATCGTCGTTGATCGCAGACATCGTCGCGGGCGTGATCCAGAGGCGACCGTTAAAGAAATATCCGGCTGCCATGTTTACCCCTTGTCAGCCGGTTGATGCACGAACGCCTCGAAGCGCCCGATATAGGCAGACTTCACATCTTTGTGAAACCCGGCCTGTCGCTGCGTGAAGATGAAAGCGTTCAGTAGCTCGACGCGTTTCTCTTTCTTGGAAAATTCGATGCCAAACTGCGTCAGGGTGATTGCAGGTTCGGGATTGGAAACGGTTTGCTTTGGGGGCGACTTAGCTGCAACCGCGGCAACTTCTGATGGCGCGGCAATGCCGCCTTGGTCCTGTGTGTCAGGCAAGATTGATCCTTTAAAAGACGGGAGTGATGTTGGTTTGCGGCGCGTACGTAGTCGGAGCGACCGTATCGGCAACACCGGCTGGGGCTTGGCAGGAAAACGTGCAGTAGGACTGGTAGACCGGCGCTGGATAGGCCGACAGTTCATCGATGTCTTGCTGCGAGAAATCGATGTTGATGAGTCCGAAGGAATCGAAGACTTCCAGGTTGCCGAGTACAATCTTGCGCAAGGCTTTGCGCAGCGCAATACGTTCGTCGGCATTCTTGCTCCAGCCCACTATCGTGAGTTGCACGCGAGCGAGCCAGCCTTGCGACTCGATCCAGGTGCCAGATTCAGCATCTACAACATCGGGAAATGGCATCTCGCCGACCGCGCGCACGCCGCTGGCATCTGATGCAACGTGGACAGTCACCACCGGCCAGCTCGTTTGTTCGAACACAGGCGGTGCATTCAAGACCGCAATCACCCCCATCGCCGGTGACAAGGTTCCCGTCGATACTTCGGCCTGCAAGCCCCAATCCAGCCGCTCACGCACGATGGTCAGGACATCGATGCTCTGATCGGCATAAGTTGTATGCGGCGTGCCGGAGGCGACGTTACCCGTCGTCCACTCAGATCCGTCGAAGTAGAAAACACCGTAGTAGACGGTCACACCATTAAGCAGATGGTCGGCATCAAGTACGACTGTCTCACTGTTGCCGTGGAATACCACCACGGAAGACGGATCGGTCGGCCCCGAAAAGGTGCCTGTCGAATTTCTGAGTAGCGCCCAGCTCAAAGCCGTTGCAGATGGCTCCAGAAACACGCGCAAGGCATTGCCAACGGCGATAGGGGTGATATTGACGATCATGCGCCGATACTGGCGTCACGACGGACGTGATGCGAGGATCGACGCAGGAGGAAACAATGACGCAATACACGTTCACGCTCGACCTCCCGTCTGCGGACGAGGTCTCGAAAATAATCAACAGCGCGGTACTGCCGAAAGTCACGCAAGCAGTGGAAGCGATCGCCAATCAGGTTAGGACGAACTGGCAGCGTGCCGTCTACGATGCACGGCTATGGTCCGGCGAAAAAAACCCGTACATGGCGTCGATCACAATGCAGATGACGGGGCCGTTCTCCGCAGTGGTGAGCAGTGATTATCGATACGCGGAGGAAATCGAAACAGGTAGACCGGCACGCGATTTAAAACGCATGCTCGATACCAGTCCGAAAGTCCGGCGAACGCTGGATGGCCGTCGATTCCTGATCATCCCCATGCGACACAACACGACCGGCTCCGACGCGCACGCACCATCTATGCCCGAAGCCATTGGACAGTTGGCGGCCAACCTCAAACACAGCACAGTTACCGGATCAAGCCAGCGACCAGCAGGTCAACTTACGATCCTGTCAGCGAAAACAGGAATGAGCGCTGCGAAGAAGCAAACGCCCTTTCTGTCGAGTCACAGTAACCAGTCCGCCTATCTGGTCAATCAAAGCCACTACCAATGGGGGGAACGCATCAAGCCAGCGATGCTGCGCGATCAATCGAAAGCAGATCAACGCAAATATGCCGGGATGGTCAGGATGAAGGAATCCACGGGGGGATCGACCTATATGACGTTCCGCGTGATGATGGAAGGTTCGAACGGCTGGGTTGTACCAGCCAAGCCGGGGCTCTATTTGGCGAAAAAGGTAGTAGACGAACTGCAGCCTCTCGCCGAGACAGCGATCCAGGAAGCGTTCAAGAGAAATGCCTAGCCTGGATCTAACAGATAGAATTTGTGCATCTCCTGTCAAAATTTACAGTGACATTCACACCATTCAA